GTCTCATGTCCTCATTGCGGTTATCAATTTGATTATGATGCAGAAACGGAGCATACCTTTGCGCAACAGGTATTAGATTACGCTGCCGATTATCAGAGATGGATAACGCAGGACATCGTAAGAGAAGAAATGGAGAAGCTCACTCCAGAGATTAGAACTCAAGTAGTTTCTCTTATTGATTCTGTAAAGTCAGAGGAGAAAGAATTCACTCAAAAGAGTTTGCAGGATCTTATGAATTATGTAAGATGTACCCACTGTTGGGGAAAAGTATATCGTTCGAATACTATTCTACAAAATACTTCAGATGACACTACCGGAAAGGCTGAGCCGTCAGGCGACACTCAGGAAAAGAACGATCCGGAAAATAGTAAAGAAGAAGTAAAGACTAAAGCCGCTGATAATGGCACTTTATTCGATTTCAAAAGTTTGAATAGTTGTTTCGAGAATAAATAACTTAAAATTTGAATTTTATGCCTATTAAAAAATTTGTAGTATCAGATTTTAATCTGAAAACAGATGGTTTGCCAGCAGAACAGAAAGCTTTCATGGAAAACATTGCTGGTATGATGTGTGAAGTAGTCAACAAGTCACTGGAAGGTATTGCAACACCGGATGAAGTGACTGAAAAGTTCGGAGAAATCAATAAATTGTTGAAAGCCTACGACGGTGAGAAGTTCACTCAACTGGTTAAAGATAATGAAACACTTGTTGAGCAGGTGAAGAGTCTTGGTGAAAGTATTGAAAAGATGAAGCAGAAGGGCTTGTCAATGACTACTATCAACAAGTTTGATGAAAAGTTGGCTGAAATGCTTGATTCAGAGAAATTCAAGGACTTTGCTGAAGGCAAGACCCGTAAATCAGGAGAGTTTGACGGCTTCTCTTTGAAAGATGTCGTTTCCATGACAGACAACTATAGCGGTGACTTGTTGATTACCCAACAGCAGAAACGGGTAGTTTCACAGGTCGCAAATAAAAAGATTCATATGCGCGATGTCTTGACGACATTGAGTGGCGATCCTGCTTATCCTCAACTTGCCTACGCACAAGTATATGCTTTTAATCGTAATGCCCGTTTTGTGACGGAAAACGGTCGTTTACCGGAATCAAGTATCAAGGTTAAAGAAGTACAAACCGGTACAAAGCGTCTTGGTACCCATATCCGTATTTCAAAACGTATGTTGAAGTCAAGAGTGTACATTCGCTCTTATATCTTGAACATGCTTCCTGAAGCTGTTTGGATGGCTGAAGATTGGAACATCCTGTTTGGTGACGGTAACGGTGAAAACTTGTTGGGTATTGTAAATAATCCAGGAGTAACTTCTGTAGAGAAGATTATTAGTACAGCCATCCTTACTGGTGCTGCCGGTAGTGTGAAATCAATTTCAGGCTACAATGATGACAAAGATGTAATCGTTGAGTTTACTGAACCTCAGGATTTGATTCTTGACGGAATGAGTATCACTTTTGCAAATGCTGTGGTTCTCACAGAACTGAACAAAACGCACGCTATTGTAAAAATGGAAGATGGCCGTATTCTCATTACTGGCGTTGCTTTCACGGGTGCTGAAACTGCAACCGATAAGATGACATTCAGTGTTCATGAATCTGGTTTCAAGAATATCGAGGAACCTAACTCCGAGGATGTTGTTAAAACAGGTTTTGCTGCAATGACATATGCCCAGTATTTCCCTAACGCTATTGTTCTCAATTCGATGACCGTCAATGGTATGGAGTCTGAAAAAGATACGACAGGTCGTAATCTCGGCATTATTAAAATGGTTAATGGCGTGAAGTATATCGCTGGTCGTCCTATTATCGAATATGGCGGCATTCTTCCCGGTAAGTATCTTATTGGCGACTTTAATCAGGCTGCAAATTTGGTAGATTATACCATTTTGTCGCTTGAATGGGCTGAAGATGTGGAATCCAAGCTCTGTAACGAGGTTGTGCTTATGGCACAGGAAGAGGTTATCTTCCCGATTTATATGCCATGGGCTTTCGCTTATGGAGATTTGTCTGCGTTGAAAGCTGCAATAACTAAAGCGTAAGATTATGGATTACATACTTAGAGGTAACGACAAGGATGTAACCAATGTGCTTAAAGAGCAACGCATTCGGATTAGTAGAGGAGTGATTAAACTCATTCCCATTTCCGAATGCGGTTTGGTAACAGAGGAAGATGCTCGAAAGACATTGGAATGTATGCTCACAGAGAAAGATGCGAAAATTGGTGAGTTTACTGAATCTATTACGGAGAAAGATAAGATCATTACTGAACTGACAACAGAACGTGACAGTATGAAAGCTCGTATTGCTGAATTTGAAGCAGTGATAACAGACAATAAGGATATTCCTGCCGGTGACTCTAAGGAATTGCCTGTAGAAGATTCTAAAGTTATGACTGAAACTGATAACAAAAGTCTTTCTCCGGTTGATGAAAAGAAAACAGGTAGAAAGACTTCCAAATAACTATTGCTATGTTGATTGATGTTTCATTCTTTACATCAGGCCCGTTGCATATTGAGAATGCTTCTGTTGCCAAAATGCCAAGTCAAAACTCCCTTGCAGTGAATGAGGCTATAAATGGCTATATAGAAGCATTTCAATATGATTTTCTACTGCATATTGTTGGAGAAAGTCTTGCTGACGCGATTACTGATTACTTGGAGCTTATAGAACAGGAGAAAGAAGAAACGGAAGAGGTAAAATCTGATGATCCAGAATCCAGATATGCAGTCTTGTGCAGTAAGATACGAGAAGCGTTTGCTTATTATGTGTTCTTTCATATTCTCCGTGATATGAATTCTCAGGCTACTGTCACCGGGTTGGTTCGTTTGAAGTGTGCTAATGAGTATGTATCACCGATAAGGAGACAAGTAAGCACTTGGAATGCAATGGTTGGAAAGAATAGGCTATTCGCTGCATGGATCTCGTCTAATGATTGTCCCTTTGATGTGAAGATTGATAAGAATCTATTGACCAACATTAATACTTTTAACCTATGACAGACGTTACGGAACTATTTGGAGAAGTCGTAAAAAAAGCATCTGAGGATTTGCAAATATTGTATCCTGATGATAAAGGTGAGTTTGTTACTATTAAGAATCCTGATTTGAATTACATATTCGGTAATAGCCAATATATCAAAGATCAATTGGACACTTATAGTAAATCGCCATCCCAGTCTCAGGGAAAATTCCCTCTAATTGCCCTGTTTTGTCCTGTAAACGAGTCCCGGGATAGTATTGATTACTTTTCTAAAGAGAAAGTATCTCTTATTATTGCCTGTTCTTCCAGAAAGGATTGGAGTAACGAGGAGAGAAGAGTAATGTCCTTCCAAAATATACTTCGGCCTATTTATAACCGGTTGTTTGATGTGTTGCTTGAAGACAATCGGTTTGATTGGGATTTTGATGATAAAATCAAACATAGTTATTCAGAGAATTATAGCTATGGTAGATATGGAGCTTATACAGAGAGCGGTGAGGCTGTGAGCGAGCCCATCGATGCTATTAATATTCGCTCAATGGAAATTATAGTAAGAAATTCTAATTGTAGAAGAAAATGAGAAAGATTAGAAATTGTAAAAGCGCCCAGTTGAATACTGGTGGTTCCGCTTGTAAGATTGATTGGTCGAAAGTGAGAGGCTCAATCATGGTTGAACCTGGAACGAAACTGTCTGATGATATTACAGGTGAAAAGTTATCGGAAATGTGCCATGCCGATCGTCCTAACCGGATTTATCCTATATTTCCAATATTGGAATATGCTAAAAATGGTGGTGAAGCTCAAGTAAGTGCGATTGGCTATGGACCTAATCAATTCAATGGGCTTAATGCTCAAACCGATACTTTTACTTTAAGTCGCTTTGATGAGGTTTTAAATGCCCAATTACTGAAATGCGCAAATAAAGAGTGGGATGTGTATTTTTGGAATACGGACAATATACTTATCGGTTATAATGATGGTACCGATTTGCTTGCCGGCATTCCAATGTCTACTGTCTACCCAACCGTAACGCAATACCCTACCAGTGGGGCGAAATCTACGATGACTGTCAGCTTCTGTCATATGGACGCTGAAGACAGCCAGTTGAATTTTGATTATTTCCAGTTAGATTTCAATCCAAAAAAATTTCTCAAAGGCTTGGTTGAAGTTGTACTGGAAAAACAGGGTTCCGATAGCAAATATAAAATATTAGAGAAGATCGGAGGCTATGATCGTACAGAGGAGTTTGGACAGTTAATTGCCGACAAAGCGGTTGAAGTAATGGGTAATGTTACTTCAGCTACTTATGCTGATGGAGTAATTACGATTGTTGCTAAGGACTCTGGAGTGCCTGTATTGAAATCCCCGGAGGTATTATTCAAAAATGGTATTAAAGGGATAGAACAGGCAGTATGAAATTTGAAGGTGTAACATTTGTCGAGGACGCTGTAAAGTCAATGACAAAGGCAGCGTTCATAAAGAAGCATGTTGATGTGTTTTGGCAAGATCGTAATGAAGGCGATAGAAAGCAGATGCTTTCTGATGTCTATGATACGATTACAGCGAAAAAGAAGAAGTGAATCTAACTGGCTGGGTTGTTGGTGCAGCCCGGCCCGTTTAATTTAAAATAGTATGGCCAGTTTGCAAGAAGTAAGTCAGATCATTCATGCTATCGCTATCGGTTTAGAAGATGAGTGTGTCAAATGCCTGGATGAACGTCAGGAAGAGATTATTGATAGCATACATGAACAATTATATAGTGGTTTGGATGGTACCGAACATCTGTTAAGTCCGAGCTACGACGAAGATAGTTATTTCAGTGAACCCGGTCCCTGGCAAAATCGTGCTGAAGCATACAAACGATGGAAAGAGAAGATTACTCCTCCAATCCGTGGGGAGAAATTGTATCTGCCTCCGCGTCCTGTAGAAGTTCCAAACCTTTTCATTGTTGGCTCTTTCTATGAGAGTATTCATGCAGAGAGAATTCGGACAGGATTACATATCAGTTCTTCCGGGTTTAAAGAGGGACCGGATATTGAGCGGAAATATGGTGAACAGATCCTTTGCATGAGCGATACTGCCAAGGAATATTTCAATCTTATGTTTATGCGTCCTTGTATAAATCGTTTTTTTAGAAATTGCGGATATAAATGAGTTGTGCTTGCGAGAATAAGAAAATGCAAAGCGAGCTTTACCGTATTAGTGGGCTTGCTCGTAAAGCCGCTATCTTGGACTGGTGTATATATGTCGTTTATTTAAAGAGTGACGGTACGTATGCTTTTGATAGGATAGGGCAGGAGATAATAGGAAAAATTGTAGAATATAGGCACTATTTATAATGGGAGATATACAAATATCCGATCTTATCAAAGAAGGTGAGATCGAGTCAATAAAAGAGTTGGACGCCACCATTGAACGGGTGAAAGCTACTTATGCGAATGCGGCAAAGGAGTTGGCGAAAGGGCTTAAAGTGAATGTTGAGGTTTCAGGCGATCTGGATAAACTCAATACTCTCTATATTACCCAGGCTAAGACTGCTACCTCGGCCTCAAATGAACTTTCCGATGCTCTTAAAAAACAGTCTGAGATTTCTCAAACAGTACAAAAAAGGATAGAAGAGCGGTTGAATGCCGAAAAGCTATCTACCACAGAGATAAAGAAACTAACTAAAGCAAGCATTGACAATGCGGTTTCTTTGGAAAAGACAGCTAAAGCAGAGGCTTTTTTGGAAAAAGCTCAGAATTCCGGGTTAAATACTCGTAGGAAATATATTCTAAGTGAAGAAGAACGAATGAAGTTGATCCGTGCTGCGCTGGCTCTTACCAATAAGGAAGTTCATAGTAAGGCGGAAGCAAAGGTTGTTAATAAGGAATTACAGAAGGCTGTTGATGTCCTGAAAGATACTGATGAAAACTACATCAGAACGCTCGCACGTCTCAATTCTACAATAGGTATAAATACTGATTATGTGAAACGTAATTCAGACCGATATACTCAGCAGAAAATGACAGTCGGTGCCTATCGGGAAGAAGTAAAGGCTGCATTGATTGACTTTCAAAACGGCAATAAATCTATGCAGAACATGGGTATTATTGCTAAGAATGCCGGTATGATGCTCAAAACTGAACTCGCACCTGGATTGAATCAAGTGCATGTTGGAATGAAAGGGCTTGTGTCTGGATATGTTGGTGGACAAGCTGTAGTTAGCGGTGTTGTTGCTTTGTTCACTAAACTTAGAGAGGGAGTTGGTTCTATTGTCGAATTTGAGTTTGCAAATAGTAGGTTAGCTGCTATTTTAGGTACAACTTCAGATAGAATAAAGGAGCTAACTTCCAATGCGCAGAGGTTGGGTGCTACTACTAAATACACAGCTTCTGAAGCAACCGAACTTCAAATAGAACTTGCTAAATTAGGATTCACTCGTGAAGAAATTCTAAATGCAACAGAATCTGTGTTGCGTTTTGCTCAAGCAACTGGTGCTGAACTCGCAGATGCAGCTTCGTTATCTGGCGCAGCTCTTCGTATGTTCAACGCAAATACACGAGAGACTGAACGTTATGTGTCTGCCATGGCGGTGGCGACTTCTCGAAGTGCTTTGTCATTTTCATACCTTGCCACGGCTTTACCTATTGTTGGACCTGTTGCTAAATCATTTAACTTTACGATTGAAGATACTCTCGCATTATTAGGAAAATTGGCTGATGCTGGTTTTGATGCTTCAATGGCAGCCACTGCTACACGGAATATTCTGCTTAATCTTGCGGATGGATCCGGTAAATTAGCTCGAGCTCTTGGTAAGCCTGTGAAAAATTTACCAGAACTTGTAGATGGTTTGAAAAAGTTGAAAGAAGAAGGTATTGATCTTAATACTACTCTTGAATTGACAGACAAGCGTAGTGTAGCAGCTTTTAACGCTTTTCTTACATCTGCTGATAAAATAATTCCCTTGAGAGAGCAAATAACTGGAGTAGATGAGGAGTTAGCTGATATGGCCCATACGATGGAAAATAACGTTAAAGGGGCAATGGCAGGGTTAGATTCAGCCTGGGAGGCATTAATGTTAACGTTTTCCAACTCAAAAGGAGTGATGAAGAGTACAATTGATTTCTTTGCTCGGGGTATTCGAAATATTGCAAATAATTGGAAATCTTTGGAAGAGAAAGAAAATGATGCTATACAATTAGCGATTAGGAATCAGCGTGAATTATCTTCTGAATTTAAAATAGAGGAACGTTATATTCAGGAGATCAAAGATGCGTGGCAAGAGTATATGAATTCTGGTATAGATTCTAAGGAGGCATTTAAACGCGCTGTTGAGGATAAAAGGAACTATCTTAGTAAAGAAATAGAAAAGTATGGCGAGGTTGCCGATGAAGCAGAACGATCATATCAGCGCGTTACTAAAGCGATGCAAGATAGTAATATGTTTACTCGTGCTCAGTCTGGAACTTCACTCTCTGACTACAAAAAACAGAGAAATTTCCAGTTTGGATTGTGGTCTGAAGCCAAAAAGGAATCAGAAAAGTATAAATATGTTCTTGAAAATGTAGATGCTTTTGAAAAAGAATATATTGAGCAGCATACTGAGAACGGTAATAATGTGAAGGTGTTGACAGACAAGGAAAAGCGTGAATTAGAGAAAGCGGCACAAGAAAAATTGAAAATACAACAAGCCTATCAAGATTCCGGGCTTTCACTAATGGATGAAGGATTGGAGAAAGAGCTTGCACGCATCGGCATTGAGTATTCTAAGAAGATAGCTGCCATAAAAGGATATAGTAAAGAAGAGGTTGCTACGCGTGAGAACCTCGCTAAAGAAATGAAACAAGTCTTAGGAGATTATACAATCAAATATAACTCAGACCGTGAAAAGAAAGATATTGCAAATGCTCTTGAAGTAGTAAAGAAAGGCTCAAAAGAAGAGCTTGACTTAAAAATCTCTCAACTTGACTTACAGCGTGAAGCTGAAATAGATGCAGCGCAAAAAACAGGTGAAGATGTATTTCTTATCAATGATAAGTACGGAAAGAAAAAGCAGGAGTTGAAAGAAAATTATGCTTCAGGACAGATTCTGTTGATTGCTGACAATGCTGCCGCAGAGCAAATCATTCGTGATAGGCAGTATCAACAGGATATACTTGCTTTGAAAAAAGAGCTTGCAGAGAAGAAGATAACCCGGCAGGAGTTTAATGAAGAAGAATATCGATTGACTTTATATTATGCCCGGAAAACCTCTGAAGCCGCTATTAATGCTTTAGAGCAGGAGCTTCACGTTGAAAATCTCAGTGCTGAGGATCGAATCAAGATTACTGAGCAGATACAGAAGATCAAGGCTGAACTCGCACAAAAAGAGGCGGAAATCGAGATTGATGCTATCGAAAAAGTAAATAAGGCTGATGATAAAGCACATAAGGAACGCATAAGGAGTTTACAGAAGTGGTTGCAGACTTCCTCTCAGGCTATTGGTACTATTGGTGATTTGATCGCTACTCTTTATGATGGACAGATTGAAAAAATAGAGAGTGAACAGAATGCGAATGATGAAGCTTATGACAGGGATGTTGAGCGCATTGTGAACCTTACAGAAAACGGAGCTATATCAGAAGAAGAGGCCGAGGCACGAAAACGTGCTGCAAAACAAAGGACTGAAGAGAAAAATCAGGAGCTTGAAAAAAAGAAACAGGAACTTGCGAAGAAACAGGCTATATGGGATAAGGCTACAAGTATGGCACAGGCCGGTATTGCTACTGCACTTGCTATAACCCAAGCGCTCCCTAATTTATTCTTGGCGGCTATAGTGGGAGCGATGGGAGCTATACAAGTTGCAACGATAGCGGCAACTCCGATTCCTTCTTATGCTGAAGGTACTAAAGGCAATGGGCATCCCGGAGGAAAGGCTCTCGTTGGTGATGCAGGAAAGCGCGAAGCTGTTTTGTATAACGGTATGGCTTGGATCACTCCGGATACTCCTATGATTGTAGATTTACCATACGGTGCCCAGGTTCTTCCGGATGTAGAGCAAATGGGAGGATTACCTGATTGGAGACCACTTAATGTCTTTCCGGGTTCTTTTGAAAACTCTCGACCTGTCAATCATACCACAGTTGTGAATAATAATTTCTCTAAATTGGAAAAACGGGTTGACAGGACGAATCAGTTACTGCAAGAAAGTATTAAGCAGCAACGGAAAATCGCTCTTGATGCTGAGTTTGAATTATATAAATTGAGGAAGTTATGAAAAGCAGGTTAAATCAGTTAACTCTTTCCGATTTCATAGAACTTCTATGTGGAAATCACTTGGTGCTTTGCGCACCTGGTGAAGTATTACCCAAAGAGCATCTAAATCAATGTGCGATAAAGTTAATAGGTGAATATCGGGCTATTGTTAATCCCGTTGCAACAAAAGCCATGTTGGTTGAATACGAAGATATTACAAAACAGAGAATAGATATTTTATTGCTTAGGATATGCCAGACTCTAATGTCCTTGCATGTTTATGATGATGTCCGTGAAATTCTTCAAATGATTGATTGTAATAGTCTGTCAATGACGGAAGAACAAGTTAAATCGAAAGTTGAAGAACTACTGCGGATGGCATTATTTGAGCAGAAACGTAATGATGAAATGCGGGAAGAGGAGATGTATTCCAATAAATTAACTCCTGATCAGATCCGTGCGTCATTTGATGCTGAAATAGCTTTTATGATGACTTTTTTTAAAATGCCGATCGATCATGCAACCAATGCAGCTATTTATGCTAACATCGTCCATCAGGCCGATGTAGATATCAAACATAAGTTGAGGAGCCGGTAGCGGTTCCTCTTTTTTTTCTACTGTTGTCGAATTTTTCTTGAAGTCGTTAGTAATCTCTTAATAATCACAAACGACTTCATTATGAATAAAAGAAACTACACACGTTGCATAAATCATTATTTATGCAGTAAAATTCTATTTAAACTTCAAGTTTTAGAGAGTGACTACAAACGGATATCCGTTGAGATTATAGCAATTAAACAACAGCTTAGTTCGTTGCCTATTGGGACTGATACATTGATTGATTCTATACAAAGGTCTGCGCAAGAGTTGCATGAACAAAGTATCATGCACCGAAAACATGTAGAGTATTGTCTGAATGGTAAGTTAATGGCTGTTAGGAGGGATGGTGATGGATTTTGAAAAAGAACTATCAGATCTCTATCCTTGGATACTTAGAATGGCAAGAAGATATTATTATTCCATTCAAGATGCAGAGGATTTAGCGAGTGACACCGTATATAAGATGTTGGTTAACCGAGATAAATTTGACCGTAATAGAGATATGAAGCCTTGGTGTTTGATCGTCATGCAAAATACATATATAACTCAATATCGTAGGAAATCATTAATTCCTTTTATTAATTATCCTGATGTAGTAGAAAGGTACTCCTCATTTGATACTCTAAACCATTCGATACTGCAAGACATGTTATCTATAATTCAACGTTGCGCACGAAAATCTTGTTGTATTGAAAGTGTTACTTACTATGCTGAAGGGTATTCATATGATGAAATTAGCGATATTCTTAATATACCGGTTGGAACCGTACGTAGCCGTATTTCATTTGGGAGGAAAATACTTTTTCGGGCATTTAATATGTAAAGTTGTTTTTGATGAACTGTCTTTGTATCTCGTTGAAAAATAGAATGTTATAAGCCTTTAGCACAACTTGCGCTTTTCAAGAAATATGCCAATTGGGAAACCGGTTGGCATTTTCTCTATATTTGTCCGAAACCTAATATGATCGTACAAGTATGCTATGTAAGTTCGTTCTAATAATAGATGAAGTCTCTTATGAACTTTCCAATTCTGCTATCAAGAATTGGAAAGAGGTAAGTTATTCTCTGAAGCGAACTGATTATAGTGGAATTACCAGGACTTTTACCTCTAAATTTGAGTTTATTAATGATGCCTATGATTTGTTGTTGTCTGAATATAGGCAGCAATATCTCATGGCGTCTGCCATGATTGAGGTTTACACTGTCACCAATAATCATGAATATGAATTACGATTCCGTTGCCCGCTCGATTTTTCGTCGATGAAGATAGAGGCTGGCGTTCTTTCTATGAACTCAGTTGATGATAGTATTGCTTCATTGATTAAATCTCAGAAAGGAACTCAATTTGAGTACCTTGTGAAGGATATGAAAGAAGCGAAGCAATTGTATTATGATAGATTGGAGCTAAGAAACAATATTAAATATGTAATTGTAGGCGATAAAACAGACGATAATGGTAATTCTATTTTTGTCTTTAGCTCTAATAAGGATAACCCTTCTAATGAAAAGGATGCTATTGTTGAATATACATCTGCTGAGGTTGTCAAAAGGAGCGGCTTTTTATATACGGATCTTCCCAGAAACGAATCGGCATCCCCTTTTTTCGTATCTGAAAATGGCGATTTATCGGGAACTCTGTCAGGAAGGATCGTCGTAAAGTGCTATGAAGCGACCAACATAGGATCTATTAGATTATATATATGGAGGAAGAAGAGGGCTTCTGTTTCTGTATTCAATGGTCTGTTTTATCCGGATGGAACCAGTATTGTATTTGATTTAAATGAGACTTTCTCTATTGCTGCCGGTGAAATTTTGCATTGTTCTTTTATGATTAGTCGAGCTGAGCAATCGAATTTAGATTCAAAAGGAACCATTGAGGTCGATAGTTCTTCCCGGATTGAGCTGACTTTTAATTCAAGGTCTATGCCTGAAATGATAGACGTCATTTCTCCACAAACACTCTTGAATAAGCTACTGAATAGTATCAACGGGGGGAAAGATGGTATTATTGGGGAAATTGAATCAGGAAGTGACACGAGATTAGATAATTCTCTAATTGTTGCAGCTGAAAGCATACGTAATCTACCTAATGCTAAATTGTATAGTTCATTCTCCAAATTTGAAGACTGGATGTGTGCTGAATTTGGTTATGTTCCTGTAATCGAGGCAAGCAGAGTAATATTCAAACACCGGAATAACCTGTATTCTGGTAGGGTAACAAAGGATATCGGTGATAATATTGAATCTCCATCATATAGCGTAAATTCTTCTATTATTTATTCGTCTTTAAAGGTTGGGTATGAAAAACAGGATTATGACAGTGTTAACGGACGTGATGAATTCAGATTTACAAATGAATATTCTACGGGTGTTACCTTGACTGATAATGTATTTGAGTTGAAGAGCCCTTATAGGGCTGATGCGTGTGGTTTTGAACTGTTGACTCAAAAGAGGGGTGAAGATACTACCGATTCAAGCAATGATAATGATACCTTTTTTGTATGCTCTCAAATGAGTGAGAATGGATCGCGCTATGAGCTTGTACGTGATGGCTACACCATATCTGGCGTGCTCACTCCTGATAGTATGTTCAATGTAATGTACTCTCCACGATTTATGATAGAGGCCAACAAGAGATTTATTGGCGTATTTGCTAAAACACTGTTGTTTTCTTCCTCTGAGGGAAATGCAGACATTGTAGTAAACGGTGTTGTAGAGAATGCTGATATAGATATTAATGGAGGGCTGTTTACGGTTGGTGAATTTGACTTTATAACAAACGATGATACTTTACCCCCTGACATGTGTGGGTTAGTCCGTTGCATATTCGATAACGATGTGTATTTCGGATACGTTAAAGAGGTTGGCTGCAAGTACGGGCAGTACGATGGCATGAATTATAAACTGTTTGTGAATTCAATTCAATAGGATTATATGTATAAAGTGAGTCCCTTTACATCGTTGTTCTTCAATCCCTCTAATGATAAGTTTGGGATAGAAAGTAGATATATCCAAAAGTTTTCCTCTTTTGATCAGATACTTATTGAAGTGATTGCCGTATCCGAGTTTAACCCAATTATTGGCAACATAATCGATGTAATGACTGGCAAAAAAAATGTTGTAGAATGGAAAGCGTGGGTTATGAATAGTACAATGACACTCTATTATTATATCCTTTCAGGGTTGAATACCGGATATTATAGGTTTGAGATAAATGGTGTTGCCAGTGATATGTTTGAGGTTACAGATGATGAACGGGAGTTGTCTAAAACGACTCTTATTCAATATTCCATGAAAGACAATAAGCAGCGTAAAGATGGTTTCTTTTTTATTGCGGAAAAGCAATACTTTTTTGACTGGCGCGCACCTGGTGGATTTCAAGACATGAATTGGGGGTTTAGTGTATCAAATGAGCAGTTTGTGACAACAGATGAAGATGTTATTGATTTATATTCATCTGAAAGCACACAAAAGGCTTTTACACTAGGTAACGCTGAAGGTTGCCCCGTATGGTATGCAGAAATGTTAAACAGAATAATGAGTTGTACTTATGTATATTTTGATGGTGAGCGCTATGTACGCAAGGATGGCAGTGTCCCCGAAATGAATCAGGTAAATGAAGGGCTTAACAGCTACGTATTCAGTATGTCGGTACAACCGGTTCTCAACATTGATAAGGGTGAATCTAACAACCAACTAATCATCAGAAGAGTTGACAGAGATAGATATCGGAGTGTTAACAACAAGTTGCTAATTTTATGACAGAGGGTGAAATCCAGCAGATAGTTGATGTGGTACTTAGTCTTTTAAAAAAAGACAGCCTGACGATAAACGAGCTTTCTCATACAGATGTGCTTGTGGAAGATGACTATGTGGAATTGAATAATGGTCGTAAAGCGTCGTTTGCCGATATACGGGAGTTTATAAAGGAAAAAGTTAAGCAGTCAATTGAGGTTATAGCCAAGGATGATAACCAAACGGTACCATCTGACACAAACGTTTTTTCTTCTATTCGCACATTATTTGAAATTCTTAAGAATAATGACTTATTAAAAAAGATTTTCCTTCGCAAAGATCAAGCCGATAGCACCAATTATCTGTTGACCATGTTTGCCGGTGCCTTGTTCGGCAATTTCTCCGAAGGCCCTTTAGGTTCCGGTGCCTGTGTCAAGATTGATCCTATTACGGGTAAGTCCTACATAGAGGTAGATGAACTCTTCGTCCGCATGAAAGCCTATTTCACGGAACTTATAATTGCTACCCTACGTCATGTCGGCGGTAACTATATCCTGACTCCGGCAAGCATGAAATGTATCAAAGTGGAGGAGCTAGCTGACGTTTATCGCTGTTATTTCAAAAAGACGGACGGTGACCGTACTATTCATAACGAGTTTGTGGCCGGTGACCAGGCAACGATCCGTGAGTTCAATATTGAGCCTGGGGTGCATGAAAACGTTGGCAATCGCTATTACTGGCGTCTGGTCACCGCCATCGGAGATGATTACATCGACCTATCCAAGACGGATTGTGACACCAATAGCGACGCGCCGGAGGCCGGTGATGACATCTGCCAGTTAGGTAACCGCAATGACCGTAGCCGGATGAACGCCATCATACTGTCTTCTTACGGTGATGACGCCCCAAGTTCGAAACAGTATGCCGGGATTGACTCTTACTCCCTGGAAGGTAAAGAAGTCACCGTCGAATCCCCTTCAGGTAACCGCTACGTTGGTGATTTCGTGTTAGAGACAGGTATCAGTATCGCCACACAGCTAAAGGTATTGGAGAACCTTATCAAGACAGAGATTCAAAATGTAGAGTACTGGATAAACGATTCGGATAATTACCTTACCAACGCCTCTTTCTCACTGAATCTTGAGAACTGGCAACGCGAATCCGATCTGCAAGTTCTGACAGCTGAGCAGCCCCTGGTTGTTAATTCAGAATATTACGCTGATGCGACCAAGATTGCTGAGGTGGTGAATCACGGCGATAAGTTCATGCTCCGGATCAAAAACAGTTTTGTAAAGCAGTTGAACAGTGATTTGGATCATCCCGAGAAGTCCGGCAAGTTCTACGTCTCTTTCCGTTATATCTGTGAAGGTTCCGGTACGCTCACATGCGGCTTTGAGGGACAAGAGTTGTACAAGGCAGTCCCCATCGCCATCAACCGCCAGTTCCGTATTTTTGAATTTTCCGGTGACTGGGACGGTAGCGGTGATTTCCTGCTCCGGTTCACCGGTGATATCTACATCAACCTGCTGACACTGACCAACCGCCCGTTGGACGATTTCAGGAAAGAGGTATCCAGCAAATTCGAACAGACCTCCAGTAGTATCACAGCCGCTGTGAAAGCCATTGATAATATCAACAAGACTATCCGGGAAAGCGGTTGGCTGACAACGCAGGACGGTACGAAAATATGGGCGTCCGCCCAATGGCCGGACGGCACCAAGGCCCTGTCCTTGTTCAATGTAACCCCCGAAGGCATCTTCCTGGACGGTTCGCACATCAACCTCAAGGGCCTTGTCACCTTTGAAAGCTTCAGTGCCGATTTCCAGACCGCCTATAACCAGGCATTCGGCAATGCCAGCATGACCGCCAAAGATGATGTCGCCCGGCAATTGGGTTATAATAATTACTCGCAGTTGGTCGAGAACGCCGCTAACGGCAAAGCGATTATGATCGGCGGATACCTGAACCTGGAATTGATTGACGTTGATACCCTGCTCGCAAACAAGGTCTTCTCAAACAAAGTGGTTACTTCTCTTGCCGGCAAGCGCATCGAGATCGATCCTGCGAAAAACGCAATAGTCATGTATAATCAGGGAGAAGAAAAGGTGGTGGAACTCTATTTCTTTGATGAAGAGGGCTATGATTATAGTCAGGGATACCTTCAGTTAATCAGTTATCGCAGTAATAAGGAAGTAGGTAAAGCTGTCATAGGTGCGCATAGTATCGGACTGATGCTTTCGGATGGTGGTGTAGTGAATCTCTCGGAAAGAGGTGTCGAAGTTAATAGACTGATCGGAAATAATTGGAAGACACTTAGTGTCGGTCTTTATCCTTTAATGACCGGTGGCACCGTTTCCGACTATATCACAAATATTTCAAGTAACAGTTGGCCAACCAAGGACAACGCACTTCCAAACAGTATTTACGTAGAAAACGGTATATTAAAAGTAAAATAATTATATGGGACTATTTGACGACATTACCGATAACGACCTGCGGCGTATCGCCGCCTTGGTCGCACCTATTATCAAGAGCGACGCCATTCAGGTGAACCGGCTTCCTGTAGCGGAATCCATTGATGGCTTGTATACCCTTCCGGCCGTTGAGCAGAAAGGCGGCATCATCCGTACCGTGTCCGCTCCGGTATCTCTATTGAAGGGAAAAAACGGAGACAAAGGCGATAGCCTCGAGTTCGTGATCCTGGGTAACTACCCTACCTTATCAGCCCTCCAAGCCGCTTACCCCAACGGGCCTGACCGTAACGGCCTGTTTAAAGTGGGAGATACCCTGTACACATGGACAGGAGACAAATTTGAACCCCTGAATATCGACGTGCTCCGTACCTTCTCGCTTGAACAGTTTACCGAAGTCCTTCCGGTGGATGGACATATTACGATTGATCACGCTAAAACCCCTTACGCTAAGGTGACCTTGTCCGGAGACAACCGTATCTTTAACCTTTCTGTTAACAACACGAAAGACGGCAGTACCGGCAAGATCCTTGTTTTTCAGACAGGTTTCAAACAAATCTCCCTGCCCGAAGGTATCAGGGGTACGGTAGACCTCCCGTTGAACGCCGATACCATTGCGCTTTTGACTTATAACCGTCTGGGCGATACGGTCTACATACACAGTAACACGGTACTGGGTGACGTGCAGTTCCCGACCCCGCAGCGTATCGAAGACTTCCAGACGGTCTATTATGACAACTCCGTCTGTGTATTGCAATGGTCAGCTCCCTGGGCAAACAATATCTACGATAAGGCCACGGAGTACGACATGCGCTACTCCAATACCCACGTAGACGCTGACGATCCGATAGTCTGGGCCGGCATGAAGAAAGTCACCGGTCTTTCCGCTCCTGAGTCTTACCCGCAGGAACAGCGTTTCAGCCTTACCGGACTGGATGCCGGCAACGAATATTACATCTATCTGAAGAGTATCAAGGTAAACTACGGTATCCGTTACACTTCTGTAGCCAGTGACCCGGCCTACTGCCGTACCCGTGGCGTGGACGCTGATGAAGAAGGATATTACCGCATCGATCTGGATGCCCGCATGCTTTCGCCCCGTACCCATGACACGGTCGTGGACGGTTCCGGCAATCCCTGCCTGATAGACAACGCCGTTGACGAAAAGGGCAAGGACGTGTTTCTCGATACCGGATATCCGGACATTAACAACCGGAGCTACTCCACCAAATGGCAGCTCCAGTTCAATAATAACTTCAACCCTTACCGCCTCGTTATAGACCTGCATGTACCTTGCCTGCTTGACAAACTATACCTGTACGCCATAGGTGGCAGTACCGGTACCTTCCGTATCTTCGTAGCTCCTGAAATCGGTGAGTCGGCAGAGTATGCCGCTACGGTGGATTCGCAACATAACCGTTGCGCCGTTGCCGACCTGTCCGGAAAGACCGGACGACTGATCCTGCTTCAATATGACAATGACTATTTCGGTATCAACCAGGATGACGTAACGGAAGGCGGCGAATTTATCCCCACGCAGGCGATCGGTAACAATATCGGCTTTATCAGCCGGTTGATGGTCTATGGCCGGAAAACGACAGATAAGCCCGCCTCGCTTCTTCCCCCGGTACGTCATCGGTTGGAACGACGTACGGTGGACGACTTCTTCAACGTGGTGGGCTGGTTCTATCAGCAAGGCCGGATCATGTCCCTTTGCAGCGGGAAACACGTCAGGCTGTTCGGTTCCATCGGCCATTTCCTTCCTAACCTGACCGAGAATCCGGTCCGCCGTGTGGCCGATGTAGCGATACGGGCCAACCAAGTCCCCTGGGTAAGCGGCAACAATGGTACCGGCGAGAATTTCATCCCCCATCTTCATCATACTTATGAACGCTACGGTCTCAAACCTTTCATCGCTTCCTCCGGCTGGCCCGACATGCTATTTTATAAGAATGCCGACGGTAGTCGTCAGAGCGTCAAACCCCTGGACGCTTACTGGCTTCCGGAGAGCTGGCGTCCCCTGCCTTCCAAAGGATTGCGTGGATACGAGCGGTATTTTGCACAGACGATGAATCCTGACAATTATAAAACAGTTACGAAACTCTATCACCACC